AACATCACACCGAATCTTATGCCAAACACTGAAAAGGTAGACTCACTAATAAAAGAAAAGTTTCTTTGTCAGTCAAAGTTTGCACAAGATATTGAGTATCTCGTCGCGACCTCTAAGATTAACTATATCGAAGCAATCGTAACTTATTGCGAAGAAAACGGTATTGAGTTTGAATCTGTATCTAAATTAATTTCTAAACCCCTGAAGGAAAAACTTAAGTGTGAAGCAATTCAACTTAACTTCCTCAAAAAAACCAGTCGTGCTAAATTAATGTTTTAAATGATGACACCGCTAGATGTTTACAAGACATACCTAGCATTCAAGAATCATTTCACCAAAGAAAAATACGACTACTTTCAATACTGTGGAAAGTCTCGCGCATCAAAAGAGTCTTTCCACAAGAGAAAGGATCGATACTTCTTTGAACGCATGTCACGCAAAAAGAATGATGACGAGATCAAACAATATTTTCTCGCCAATTTTGTTGAATGTAATGATCCATCTAAACTATGGATTGGTGAAATTATTGAATCAGGAGAAACCAATTATCAAAATTGGTTGAAGAGATCACAGAGTCTCACATATTTGTTTAAGACTGAAGTAGAAGTCTTTATAAACAAAGAAAATTTTGAACAACTATTCAAAGTAGAAGGAACAAGTCATCCAGATATCCTAAAGAAACATTTGCAAGGTGCAATCTCTTTAGAGACAATGATAATTTTGAATTCTATTCTAGGATTCGTTCCAAACTTCGATAAAAAATTAATAGATCCTATTTGGGAAACCACCAGTCTACGCATGAAAAAATATCAGGCTTTCCTAAATAATGATAACAGCAAATACAAGGAGATCCTTAAGGAAGTAGTACTATGAGTGGATTTTTTGAATCCGATATTGTCAGAGAAGCCATCACCGAGATGGAAGAACTGCAACAAGAAATTATCGAAAAAATGATGTATGCGCCTTTCTTCGATAATGAAGAGAAGAAAGAACATCTACAACTCATGAGAGACTTTCTTGATAAACAGAGAAACCTTTACTTTAGAATTTCATTATCTGATGACCCAGAAGCACAGATGATGAAAGATAGAATTAAAGATGCTGCACAATTACTCGGTATGGATGAAAACAGTGGAGTAAATGAATTCTTCGATATCATGGAAGAATCCATCAAGAAACTAGAAGAACAAACGGAAGGGTAACGATGTCATACCAATACACAATCACATCTTCATATTGTTATCATGAAGGCGAGATTGTGGATATGTTTTTCATCAATGGTATCCCTTTTACCTTTGATGAAATAACACAGATGCAAAAGGATGATCCCTACGTCCAAGTCGAAGCAAGTAACAACATAACCTATACAGTGGATGACATGTATAGGTGGTCAAACTATCTCATAATGGAAGAGGCTCATCCAATACTCTTCGAGATGGAACTGGCAAATCCAGAGGAAATGCCAAGAGACTAGGGCTTGACATCCCTTCTTACGACCTGTAAGATAAAGTCGTCCCAAAGGCCAAATCTCACCAAATACGGAGAATACAAACATGTCTTTCGCAAATCTCAAGAAACAGTCCCGCTCTGGTTCTCTCACCGATAAGTTGATCAAGAAGGTCGAGAAACTGAATAGTGGAGAAAAGTCTTCTGATGACCGCTTCTGGAAACCTGAAGTGGATAAGGCAGGAAACGGTTATGCCGTTATTCGATTCCTCCCCGCACCTGAAGGTTGCGAACTCCCTTGGGCACAAGTTTGGAGTCACGCATTCCAAGGTCCTGGAGGTTGGTATATCGAAAACTCCCTGACTACCCTGGGACAAAAAGACCCAGTGTCTGAATACAATCGCACTCTGTGGAACAGTGGTCGCGATTCTGATAAAGAAATTGCTCGTAAACAAAAGCGCAAACTCGCTCATTACGCCAACATCTACGTTGTGAAGGATCCTGCAAATCCTGAGAACGAAGGTAAAGTCTTCCTCTACAAGTTCGGTAAGAAGATCTTCGACAAGATCATGGAAGCCATGCAACCTGAG